GCCGTGGATCCTTTAGATAAGGTTATTAATGATAGCGAATTTATTTTTGTTGGAGTCCCCACGCCCATGGAGTCCACATCTGATGGTACTATAAGTCTTGACATCTTGGATGGGGTCATGGAAGAAATAAGTTCCATCAACCGACGACGCGACAATATTATTATTTTAAAATCTACAATTGTGCCCGGCACTACGCAGACATATATTGAACGCTATCCCAACTTGAATATTGTATTTAATCCTGAGTTTTTGACTGAGCGCGCTGCAAGGATAGAGTTCATTAATGCTTCTCGAATCGTGTTGGGTGGATCCCCGGCATTATGCGCCCGAGTAGAGGGATTGTATCGAGATAGATTCCCTATAACACAAATTATTAAGACCGATACCAAGTCGGCCGAGTTTATAAAATACATGTGCAACTGCTTTTTTGCCACAAAAGTCTCTTTTATGAATGAAATGAGACAAGTTGCTCACCATGACGCCTTAAACTGGAAAGATATTATGTCCGGATTTTTAACTGATGGTCGAATTGGCAACTCACACATTGATGTCCCAGGTCACGATGGCAGTTACGGCTTTGGAGGAAAATGTTTCCCCAAAGATATCAACGCGTTTATAAAATATTTTGAAACAAAGGAAGTCCAACCGCTTTTGTTAAAAGCAGCTTGGAATAAAAATCTAGAAGTGAGAAAGAATCACGACTGGTTAAACATTAAGGACGCTGTGTCCAAGAAAGGAGAATAAAATGAGTGAAGAAAGTCAATTGCAACAATTTAAGTTATCAAATCAGGCCCTCGGTGCTGTGATGATGGCCCTTCAAGAATCATTGCTCAATGAGCTTGATATTGTTCCAATATTGAAAGGTTTTGAATTAGCTGATGGAGAAGATGGGTTGGTGGTGCTTAACCCTCCAACTGTTAGATTATCCAACAGTGAACCAATTTCAGAAGAAGACCTCACCAAGATGGTGAGATAATGCCACGATATCGCTACAAATGCGATGATTGTGAAAAGGAATTTATCGCAATACATTCTTGGAAAGACAAACAGGAAGAATGTATCTTATGTGGAGAAGACAACATTCAAAAACTTCTTACAAAGCCGATAGTCTCCAAGAAAAGAAAAAAGACTGAACAAGCAGGAACGATGACTAAAAAATATATTGAAGATAACAAAGAAATTTTAGAAGATTTGAAGAAAGAAGCTAGGAAAGAAGAGCATGAGTAAGCTAGAAATAATATTATTGTGTGTGGGAATGCTCTCCTTGGTTTTCAATGTGGTCGTCTTTGTGTATGCGAGGTCAGCAATAGTGCAACTCTTGTCAGTTTCTGAAGAACTGGGAGATCTGCAAGACATGGTTAATGCTTTCGCCACACACGCAAAAGAAGTATACGAGTTAGAGATGTTTTATGGAGATCAAACATTGCAAGGTTTAATGGAACATGCGGTGTCGTTCAATGAACAACTTGAGACTTTTGAGTACATATACTCACTTACAGAAGAAGAATCATATGACACAAATCAAGAAGGCGCCCCTCAAGAAGAGGAAATCGAAGCGTCGTAAAAATCATTATTTTACTCAAGTGCATGAAGATGCCATTGTAAGATATGCCAAATCAGGCTGCAAGCAAGAAAAAACAGAGCTTTACGTAAAATATATCCAACCTGCATTTAATGAAATGGTGGACAAGATTGTTTATACTTACAAATTTAACAACTTGCCCAACATAGATTATTTGCGAGACGAGTGCAAAATATGGTTAATGACCATATTGGACAAATATGACCAAAGTAAGGGCTCTAAGGCCTTTTCTTATTTTTCAGTCATAACTAAGAATTGGTTTATTCACAAAGTAAAGAAACAACAGAAACGCCAACGGAGAGAAGTCGATTATGACAATATTGCGAAAAAATATGAAGAGCAATATCTTTCGACAGAAAAATCTTATGTCTCCGATCGCGAAGAAGAGGAATTTTGGAATTCATTTTATGACGAATTGAAATCTTGGGACTCATCTCAAATGAAAGAGAACGACTTGAGAGTCTATAAAGCCATAAATATTCTTTTTGAGTCGAAGGAGGATATTGAAATTTTTAACAAAAAGGCTATTTACCTATACTTGCGAGAGATAACCGGATTAAACACAAAACAAATTGTTAATTCTTTAAAGAAGTTTAGGAAAAAATATGGAGTTTTTAAGACTAGTTGGGAGAATGGCGACGTATGAGTAAAGATGATTTGAATACCTTAGTTGGAGAAGCTCTCGATAACATTCGAAACGATCGAAAAATGGCTCGTGAGTTTCTAAATGAGATAGCAAATCAGATTGCCTCGGACTCTGAAAACAATCGTAGCCTGAGCCCTGTGGCTGCAAAGCACATAGAGACAATGCAGCGCTCAAATGAACAATTAGTCAAGCTTATAAACATTAAACAGAAGAATGCGGAAGCCTCCTTTGAATTATCGCAAGACGACAAAGACAATTTGTTTGATTTAATTCAGGACACCGCCCAGAATGACTAAGAGATTTTTAGATTGGAGTGATTTCGCTAGCAACAGCGAAGCTCTGGATTTGTTAAAAGAATCTATGAGAGACGGGCTGGACTTTGATGCTTATGGTGGCACCAATAGGTTTATAGCAATTTGCCTAACTCCAACCACGGCTCTTACTGATGTGGAGGCCGAAGGGTATGGTAGCCCCTACACAGGCCCAACTATGGGAAAAGGGCTTAAAAACAAGTTTAAAGCGAGAATTCTTGGTGATCATTCGCCACACATGTTTCTACCAGACCCGTGTGCTCTTTCGGTCGCTGACGCTAACGCGCCAGAGGCATTATCAGCAATTGCACAACATACAGATTTTATTCAATTAGGAAGCCTGAATGGCCACTATACGTCTGTCGGCCCTGGAGATATTGTCGAGGTTGAATTAAAAAAGAACGTATTTTCTTATGATTTACAGGTGGGAAAATTTATTCGCCTTGTGGCTCGAAATGCATCGGCCGCAACCATGGTCTCAGATCTTAAGTGCAATAATTTAGTCAAAGATTTTTATAAGTTTGAAGAAGCATCGACGGACACAATTTACAAATTGACAACTCTTAAGGTAGTAGTATCTGCCAAGGACAGCCTTAACTTTTATAAAGGACAAATAGAGTTTTTAACAGCCTTGGAGACAGTATTGAATAACAAGGTGGACTCCAAAGGGGCCCCCATAATTACCGAGGTTACTGTGACTAGCGGTGTACGCACAATAAAAGAACAGGCGTTCCAAATGATGAAAATCGCGAAAGATGATGTGGCCGAGTTTAATAACAATTATGGTTGGTGGGGGGGTACGAAAGATCTACTTTTAGGCTACGGCACTGATCCCAGCGCCCTCCCGCTCTGGTCAAAGGCAGTCTCTGACTTCATGTCGCGCCAAAAGGGAGGCGGCCTTGGTCACACGGCCGGGAAGGCAGTAGACATTGCCACAGCCGGCTTCAAAAAAGCCGAACAATTGGTTGCTCTACAAACTGCAATAGAAGATCTGGGTGGCTCCATACATGCTGAGAAAAAGGAGCGCTGGAAGAAAAGTGGCCACTACTGGGAGCGAAACGTCGCCGGAGACGGGTACAACGAACATTGGCACGTAACAATCCCCGCCAAATTTTCAGAAGGACTCACAACGGCTTCTTCAATCACAAGCGGCACCGCCACAGCTCATACTGGCAGTGGGGTGTGGACGCCCCCGCTCGTAAACACGCCTCCGGCGCCCACACACAAGCCGCTGGCTCCACATCCGCCCCCCACGGGCCCCAAGGGCCCAGTTCGAGATAAGAAGCCTGTGACCCGCGTGGATAATAGATTCCCAGAACCTTGATTTTTTTGATACATAATTTATAAGTATTTTAAGGTATATTTAACAAAAACCGTTTTTTTTGATATTTATAGACATAAGGAGAATATATGTCACTTACTGGTAAAACGACGCCAGCGTTTGTCAACCCCGATCCCGAAGTTCCCACGGTAAATGAGAAAATAAAACCAAAATCGAATACCGGGAAACCTAGCAATCTTAAAATGATTCCACAAAATAGTGGACTCTATCACACGATTGTGCCCATTAAAGAATTAAATTTTAAAATTGCACCAAACTCATCGGTGATCGCGCATCACGATTCGTGGATTGTTCTTGGCTCGGATCGCCCCAGTACTTTGGTTGATGGACAAGGCGCCCAAGGGATACCTTCTGCCACTATCGATTTGGTTGTTGGTCGCGGCACCGGTGCCCGCGGCGGCAAAGGCCTCAAGCCTGGAACATATGCCGGCAACCTATTTGCAGTAGATGCCGCGCGCGTGTATATTAGTCAACTAACAGATATGGATAAAAATATGGGCCTCGCTTCGGGTGTTCCCGGCCGGCCCACAAAAAGTCTGGGCTATATTGGTTCGGCGGTGGGAATTAAAGCGGATGATGTTCGCCTTTTTGCCAATAATAGTTTAAAAATTGTTACGGGACGTGGCGACAGTATTCAGGGGGTTGGCAAGCATGGCGAGCCAAACTCACGCGGCGGTCCGACTCCGATAGGTCCCACAATTCAATTGATAGCCGGAAACTATAGCGATGCTCATGTGACTTATGGCGGCATAAAGAACCCATGGGATCAGATTGCATACCTGCAGCCCATACCCAAGGGCCACAACGTTGTGATTGCCTTAAGGGAGTTGTATAGTTTCATCGGCACTATTTGGTCAGCTGTCTATAATTTGGCCCTCATACAGACGGGATACAATGCCATCAACTCTGTTGATGCTCTTAGGCCCTGGGTTGCAACCGCCGGCCCAGTCGCCGGCCAAGGAGCCTTGACTTTCGTGCTGCAGGCTCTGTGGTCATCGCGAGTGAAGGGTACGATGTGGGAACAGAACTATGTAACACATCACGCACCGCGATATATATTAAGTCCTAACGTATGGACAACATAACAAAGGAAATAAGAATACATGGGTGATTCTAAGTATTTAAAATATCAAGATTTTGATCGCGACGGACTTATTGATGTTTGCGATGATTTAATTCAACAAAAGGCAGCCCCATGTAAGCTTCCGTGTATCCCCAACCCTCGGGCAATTAATCCGCCATGGAAGAAGCGGGATATCGATGAGCCATTCTTAAATCAAAAGAAATGTCACATTCAAATGACAAAAGTGACCCCCTATCCGTCTACAACGGCTGTATCGAACGATCGGTTCGCGGCCACCCTTGAGGGAAAATGGCTTGAATTCGAAGATGAGGTTGCAGAGAGTATGCTGTTGACAGCCCCTCAAGAAGTTGGCGGCCCCAAATTAATAGATGATGAAACCAAAAAGAAAGTTAAAGATGCACTTATTCATGAAAAATTTTGGTTAAGCGACAAAAATGGTAGCCGCCTCAAATTGTTATATGGTGTGCCCTTTGACGTCTTAAACAATATTCCGCCGGCCGGCCCCGATGAAGAAGATGATTCCGGAGAAGATGAGCCGGGCACCATTGAAGTGGAGATGGAAGCAGATCTGCTTAGCACAATGCTTATTAGGGTGAGCAAAGCCTTAGATCTTTATTACCGGTTCTCAGTCATGTACCAGCAATTAGGTGAGGGTACCCTGAAGCGCCTTGAGGACGAGACGTTTTTTGATTTAGAGCCCTATGGAGATGTTGGTTTTGGTGGCGGTATCTTATCTCAAATGGGTAACAACCTAGAAGCTTTTCTGCATGGCAAGGGTTATCAAATTACTGGCCTTGGTGCTGGCAAGGCCGGGGACTTCTGGGACGATCTTGGCAAAGATCGTGTCACGCGCCTGTCGTTTAAGTTCCACAATTACGAATTGGTCAATTTTAAAATTTACAGCGTGATGTGTGGAAATAAACCAGTTCACTTCAACAAGAGAACTTGCGCAAACTTAAAGACCCAGCCGGGCTGGAACTCCCCAACAGCCACAGCATATTTTGCCCAGCTTTATGAAATGGATCAGGCCATTCAAGCCCGACAGCAGATTCCGTGGGAAGAGTATATTTCCCAATACACATATCCCACAGTTTATTTGAACACCGATGGGGCCGCTTATGCAGATGCTTTAAATCGCGATGAAGCCATAGGAAGCTGTCTGGCGAACGCTTTGGAGAACGAGGGCAAGGATTTAGGTCAAGATATTTTAAATGATATTTTCAATCTGGGCGATGCCATCGCATGGCGATGGCGTAAATCTATTTGTCGCGACGAGGCCGAAGAAACCCGACGGGATGACGCACTCCTTGGGATTGGGTACGAGGAATTCACAGAAGCTAATATTGCTGAAATTTATGGAATGGCCCAAATGCAGGCATTTAAAAAGCTGGCGCAATCGGACCAAGCTTTTGTGCGTATGTGCGCCATGGTTGCGATATCGACCACAAAATACGGCCCCGCTATGCAGCGCATGGGAGATTTGTGGGAATTTGGCTTTCAAAGACTTAAATGGTGTGGATTATTAGATCTTCTCAACGGCGCTATTGAGTGTCTCTTGAAGGGGATGAACTTCCAAGATGCCATGAGAACCTTGGTTAAAAGTGCTCTAGAGAATATGAATCTTGAAAACTTATCAAGCCTCTTGGACAATCTGCCACCAGAGAAGAGAAAAGAGATCGAAGATAAGGTTGCCGCAGCGGTGGAAAGTGATGACTGGGGGATGGGAGAGGCTGACTCTCCATTCTATGGCACCGGTGGCGCCGAAGTAGTGCGACCAGCCGCTAATGCCGCTTGGGGCGCCACCAAATATTCTTTCACGGGCAAACCAGGAACCGAGTATGAGGGCAAGTTTATGCCATGGGGATTGTTCGTAAAAGCGCCGGGTGATGTTTACAGCGCTATGCCATGGTCTAAATCGCAACGAGATCAAGGTCAAGGCGGCCCAGGCTTAACCCCAAACAACCAAGTCGGAGGAGGGGGAGTTCAGGAAGATAGAACCATAATGCCCCAAAATGATTTAGGTCCCGGTGCCACTCCCCAAGACCCGCCGGCTAATGATATTCTACACTTATACGTGGGCGCCATCTTAGAAGTTTATAGCGAGAACTTTATGGCCTTATTGGACGAGCTTAATAAGTTCCCGGGCGCCGAGATCGTAGGCTCCATCATCGCGCTTCTTGATTGTCCCATGCCCCCTCTTTTTAACCCGGGCATTGATGATTTTATCAAATCAATTGGTCTTCCATTTTGTCGAAATTTGAAAGAAATCAAATGGATCCACATGGAAAACCCTTTCGAGTGGTTTTCCAGCTGGGCTGATATTACCAAAGGAATCTGGGACGCTGTAAAATTTCTTATTAAACAGATCATAGCCATAGTGTTGATTAACCTTATGGTAAAGATTTGTGAAATTTTAGGAAACGCGCTCTGTAGTGCCGTTGGTATCGCCGGCGACATAGGCAAATCAATTGCCACCAACGATGGAAGACAGTTTAAAGAGATTATCAAGGATTCAATTTGTGGCCCTGACGCCGATGATGAGCAGGTTGCCTTGACGATTCAAGACATTATGGCCCAGCTTGGCCTTGGGGCAGAGGCAATGGCCAACCCTGAGACAACGATGCAATTCGGAGCAGATCTATCCGCGGCCGTGACTAGAGAAGAATTGGTGAATGCCTTCTTAGGCAACCCAAGTGACGATTTCATTGAGATCACAGAACAGATTCTCACATACGAATATCCGCAATTTAGACCCAGTCTCCCGAATAAGTCAACCATCTCTCGCTTTTTTGCTAATATTGGTAACTTAATGCCGATGGAATACCGCGAAGTTATGGGGGAGATTGTGACCGAAGGGGGCCCAGAAATGCCGGCAAACCCAAGTCTTTGTGCAACCCCTCAACAGATTGAGAACTTCAAGGCATTACGATGCAGTATGCTGGCCGGGAGAGCAACAGAGGAAGAATGTCATCAAATGTTTTGCGATATGCGAGATGAGATGATGGAAGACCTAGAAGACCTCGCCAACTTAAGTGAACAAGGATTAGAACAGTACGCTCGACAGTTTATGCCAGATATTGTAGGCCAGCCGGGCTGCGACGACGGACTTATTCCATATGAGGGCCCCCCGCAGGTGGCCGTTGCTAGTTCAGTCAGAGGTGGTGATATGGATATCCTTAAGATAGAATATGGAAAGGATATGATGGGCAACGGAGGCTTTCTAACGGGCGATGAATCATGGGGCTTTATGAACATGGTCCTTTCGGATACTATGGGCAACCCCCTCACTAACCACCACCGAAAGAGCTTTAACATGAAGTCGTACGTGGATTTTGCCGCCAATGAAAAGAATGGCGGCCAGCCGGCAACCGGCTTTTGGTCCTTTGCTCAGCGCGAGAAGGGATTCCAGAAGCAGCAAGGCCAATTCCCTTACTATGTTGGTGAGTGGCTTATGAGGCAGTTTATGAATGCCGGCGACATGGGTGATCAGCGAATCCGTGCGCCGGGAATGGAGAGCGGAGGCTCCGTCGCCAATCAAGGAGGAACAGATCTTTCTAATAATTTAGTATTTGACTCCCATAATGAAATGGAGGGAGCCGCCACATTTGCAGTTACCTTTAAGGCTATGGATTTTAGCGCAATGGCTGGAGGGGTGGACTTGGTTCGTATTCCCGATTTCGGCTATAATACCAAATTGCGCGCAGACACCGAATATGAAAACCCGAATTGGGAGGATGGCAAAGGCGCCGTTTTTGTCACACGCCAACCGCGCAAGGGGCGATATGACGGTAGCGCCGGTGAATATCAAAAAGAAGGCGCCGACATTGCCCTTGATTTCCGAGACAACGCAGCAGGACAACGAAAAGGGTGTGGCAGAGGAAGTAATATGGGCGACGATATGGCCGATATTATCACGTCGGACGGCAATGCATATGAACCCTTCGGGTGGAGTTATGGGTTTGATCTTTGCTGTTATTTTTCAGATTATGGATACAACGAAGACAAAAAGAAATGGGTTAATAGATTCGATGATAACATGAGGGTCCAAATCGTAGAGAAAATCAATCTCGATTGTGATTATGCCAGCCCTCTGTCTGAGCATGTCGGTGATGAATTTGAGAAGGCAGACATTGTTGATCTTCCAAACTGGATTGAAATGGTTCCTGTAGTTGGGTGGGCCCTCCAAGCACTGGTAAATCTTGTTGCTGGCTGGTTTACGGACTCGAAACAAAAAGTGGTCAATAATGCATGCGCGGACAACTCGGACTCCGACGATCCCAACATATTGAGAAGTAGGGAATTCGAGTTTTTAGCTGTGGATGATACTCTGGACGTATTTCACCAATCCCCCGTCAGAAGACAAGGAATATATCAATTCCCGAACCCAGATGACACAGGACTAAATGGCGCTAATTATCCTCAATTTTCGAGTTGTATGGATGAACCAAAAACGTATATGCCCCAAATTTATCTCTTAGCTGACATGCTGGGCGCCACTGCCGACGCCGCCTTAAAGACGGATTACGACACCATGGTGACGGAACTTTATAAAGATTTTTGTGCACGAATCGGAGGCAAGGACTCCAATGACGAGTGGAAACTTCGAGCCGGCTGGAAATATGGCGCAGACTACGATTGGCTTCGGCCGTCGGATCTCGAATACGGTGTTGATATTGACGGCGAATTTATTGCATATGCAGCCGCCGGCCCACATCTTGGTCTAGAGACCCCCGATGGTGCCTCACGCAGTATTACCAACGAAGATATGATTTTGGGCATAAGTTATGATCAATTTTTGGCCACCGAGCGCGACCAACCAGAAGACGCGCGGGTTATCTATCTAGATCCTTCCAAGTTTGGCGGCCGTTATACAAGCCCCCCTCTTTATGTGAAGCCTATTAAATATGATGGCTGGATGGGATTCATTAACGTGTTCTTCCCCAACACAACACCGTGTAAGCCACACACAACCGATCTTATTAATTTTGATGAGATAAAAGAGTTTATGGATCGAGTCTATCCCACAATGTCCGAGGATCCGCGCCTCGGCGAAGATTTGACATGCATTCGTGAAGTGCCCTTCTCAAGAATTTTGCCGCGCTCCGCTAAAACATCTATGTATGGGTTGATTCTCGCATCTATTCGGGTTTATGCTGCGACTCACTTTTTCAAGGCTATGGGAACTTTTTCCGCGATCATGCCTAGATTCCCGGAAAATTTTAGCACAATTTACGCAGCCTACATTTTGGAAAGAATGGAAGAAGATTTTAGGGATGTTCAGATGGCTCTCTGGGAAACATTTAATGTGTTTAAAGATGATGAGTTCTGGTACGCATTTCTGGAACAATCCGTTGAATGCTATAACTTTCTGGTGCAGGCCGGAGAGATGCCCACCCCGCCTCCCGGAGGCCACCTGCAGGGGGCTTTTGATGCAATTAATAACCTTCAAACCGATTACGCTCATCCGGGAATGACAGACGAATCGAGAACTTTCAGGAATAGCGACGGAGAGACTGTTACGCAAAATATTCCAGGACTTTGGGCAGCCAAAAAAGCGGGAGATGCGGGCTGGTTTCAAACTCTTGAGGGATACAGAGAATCCAAGAGCCTCGAAGCGGTGCAGTCCGTGGAAGAGCATGCAAAATTATTACTTCAGAAATTAATTAATCGAGAGCTTACCATTATGGGCGAAAAGATGGTAATGAATATGAGAGCCGAAGGATTTAATCCAGAAATATTTGACTTAGATTATTACATCTTTCAACATAAGTGCGGCGGAAGTTCACTTAAATTTTTGGGCCCAAACATCATAGAAGTTCCAAGTGGTCTTCCGACGCCAGATACACCCGATCCCGAGGCCACCGGTGCGGAATGGCCCGGGCCCTATTATACATCCGGAGGCGTCTTTAGGGTTTATGAAGATCTAGATCCCGAAAATGGATTTGAGCGCGGAGATGAATATGTGGGATATTATCATGGAGAAACTGACGAAGCAGGAGATGTGATATATGTGGCCGGCGAATTCCAATCAGAAGAGGTCGTACAAGACTTACTAACACCAGTTGCAGAGCTTGTACAAGTTAGCACAGTGGAGGTGGTTACCAATTATCAAAATGCTCTCCTTGATTCCGCCACGGGCGCTCCTTCACCCACTACCGAGAAAACCCCTATTCCGATCGGAGACGTCCCGGATCTAGGGGATGCACCTAGTGACGGCGGCGCTTCAAAACCGTTTGCAATCGAGAAATACATCAGTATCAATGGTAACAAATTTTCTCAAGATCTCGCCATACAACAAATTCAGTCAAAGCCTTCCGATCTAACACTAACTGAGGCGTTCCCCTCAAGCGTAGAGCCCATCTACTCTACCGATGAGGGCTATGGCCTTGAGCCCCAGATGGTTGGTTTTAGGGGAGAAATGCCGATAAGGTACGGTCTCAACTTTTATTACACATATAGTGGAAAGACCGAGATTGCTTCTGTGGAAATTGACGCATTGGATCTTAAGGTAGCACAATTCCGAAAATTAGAAGCAAACAGCAAGCTGCTTCACTGCCTCTTACAAAATCTTAAACAGAATCCCCAATATAGGCTGATGACGAGCTACATATTCCCCTATAAAAAGGTGACGGCCACGCTAGCAATGTATAACGATATGGCCTTTCTTTCTTCGGTTGGAGAAGTTACTGTTGGAAAGGGCGATTATGACACGGCCTTAAAAGTCAAGGCCGGCGGCGGCTTCTTGGGCAGTATGACCGATGGTATATATTCTTTTGTTCCGGGCCTCATGTATGCGGATGAGGGCGCCCGGAACGATTGGCTCGGAAGCACGTCAAACAATGGCGAACCCAACAACTACGGCCCGGGCGACCCCGGGACCTCCATCCGCTGTCCCGCTATTGAAGCGAAACCCGGGAGCTTTGCCTTCATTAAAAAAGATGTGTGGGAGGAAACTTACGATCCTCCCGATGGAGGAGGGTGGCTATATAACATGTTTAACGGCGGCAGTGACGACCCAATCAAAGTGTTATTTACCAAGATTGACAAAGATGAGTCAGGAGTTTCGGGCAATGAAGGCTGGACCCACTATAGTGATCGTCAAGATTCCAAGGGCATCGGTCTCTTTGTTGTTGAGTGGGATAATTGGGATCGCATATTGTTGAGAAACTGCCGCTCCCGCATCAAGAGACTTTTTAGAACTTATTATAACTCACGCGATTATCGTCCCGGAGATGATTTGCTCGATAAGGGAGACAACCCGGTAACAATTTGGCTCCGAAACCTCAAGGCACGCATGATGCCAAGTCCTGCTGCCGGGTTAATGCCATGGTGGCAAAAGCGTAAGATCCGCGATAATCCATATGATGCCAACGGCAAGATGTGCCCAAAGCGTGATTAAATGTGAATAAACGCCTACTTATTTTAGGAACAAAAAAACATGGCCTCATTAGGAGTTAAATTACCAATTACCAGAAATGATGTAGATGGATATACGATGATTAAAGATTTTCAAACTTTAATATCCCAAAATCTAAAAATGATAATTTTAACGACGCCCGGAGAAAGAGTCATGGAACCAGAATTCGGAGTGGGCATAAAGACCTATCTGTTTGAAAATTATAACAGTTCCGTTTTGGTTGATATTGAAAATAATATACGGGAACAAGTAAGCCTATACCTCCCGGTAGTCACTATTCAAGATATCCTATTTGATCGAAGCACGGACAACATAGATAGAAATACTTTGGGAATCCAGCTTACTTATTCAATTCCGAGCATTGGCGTACGCGATTTGTTAGAAATCACTATTTAAGGAAGGGGAATCTAAATGGCCGACAATCAAAAGAAAATAGTACCCATCAACTATACTAGTAGGGACTTTAGTTCAATTAGAGATGATCTTCTTGAATTGGCTGAGCGACTATACCCAGATTCTTTTCAAGATTTTAGTGAAGCATCCTTTGCCTCTTTGATGGTGGATGCGGTTTCTTATGTCGGAGACCAATTATCGTTTTATTTGGACTATAATGTCAATGAGTCGTTTTTAGATACAGCATATCAATTTAACAACATCTTACGCCATGGGCGCGCCTTGGGCTACAAATACACCGGTCGCCCCTCAACATATGGTCCCGTGGCACTTTTCATATTAGTACCAGCCAGCACAACCGGCATTGGGCCCGACACGGCTTATATCCCCATCTTGAAAAGAGGCACTCAGTTTTCTTCAACTACGGGCTTAAGTTATACACTAATAGAAAATGTAGATTTTGCCGCTCCAGCTAATACTGTAGCAGTTGGAAGAACCGATACGACGACTGGCGCCCCAACACACTATGCTATAAAAGCGTTCGGAACTGTGGTTTCGGGCCAGTTTGTCACAGACAGAGTAAAGATTGGCGCCTTTCAGAAGTTTCTTCGCGTGAGAATGGCCACCCCCAACCTTTCAGAGATTATTTCTGTTTTTGATACAGATGGTAATGAATATTTCGAAGTAGAGTATTTGGCGCAAGATATGATCTACAAAGAGCTTCCAAATATGAACTACAAGAAAGACAATGTTCCATCAGTGTTGAAGCCATATGTGGTATCTCGCAAGTTTGTAGTTGAAAGAGACACTCGCGACACATACTTGCAATTTGGTAGTGGAAAAGAAAATGCAACACTAGAAGTAGCGGATCCGCAATCGGTGGCCATGGATGTATATGGAAAAACATATACCACATCCTTAACGTTTGACCCTACGAGATTAAGCCAAAACGAAAGCCTAGGTACCGTACCGCAGAATACCACTCTAATTGTCACAGGCCGCATGACAAATCCCGGCAACTCAAACTTAGCAGTAGGTCAGCTCACCACAGTAAACACCTCCCACTTTAGTTTCGGAAAAAGTATAGATGAACTAAATGCCTCAAAAGTAAGTTTAGTGGAAGGATCACTAGAAGTGGACAACGAAGTGCCAATAGTGGGCGAAGTTTCAATTCCAAACTCGGCTGAAGTAAAGCAGAGAGTGTTTGACACATTCCCGACACAAAACCGAGCAGTAACCCAAGCAGATTATGAGAATTTGTGCTATAGAATGCCGGCCAAATTTGGCTCCATTAAGAGAGTCTCGGCCCAGCGTGATCCGGATTCTCAAAAAAGAAATCTTAATCTGTATGTGATATCAGAAGATCCCTTTGGTAGTCTTATACAAACAAACGCAGCTATTAAAAATAATTTAAAAACATGGCTTAATCAGTATAGAATGATTAATGATACCATTGATATTTTAAATCCGTACATTATTAATTTGGGAATTGAATTCTCGATAAGAGTAATCTCCGGCACTGATAAATATTCCACCATTGATGCTTGTATTGACGCACTAGCTGGCTCATATGAAAGCGGGTTTTTTATCGGAGAAAGCTTTTCAATCAGCGATGTATATCAAATTCTTGGAGGCGTAGCAGGAGTTTTGGATGTTTTGAAAGTAAGAGTATATTGCAAGACAGGCGTTGATTATTCTAGTGCAACAATAGACATTAATAGTAATTTATCACCCGCGGGCGATCAGTTAATTATTCCACAGAATGCGATTGTTGAACTTAAGTACCCCTCCACCGACATAACAGGAAAGGCTCGATAAACCATGGCAATCAAGCGCTATAAAGCAAATGCAGACAATACTATTGTAAGCACATATCAATCTAATTTATCAACTAGGGGTACCGGATCTAATGCTGGCCAAGCCGATATCTTAGAGATTTACTCTATTTACGGCCGCCAGAGCGCACCCCCCACGGCCTCTCAAGAATTATCGAGAGTCCTTATGAACTTTCCGGTATCAAAAATTACGTCAGACCGGTCAGCAGGCAATTTACCGGGTAGCGGAAGTGTTAAATTTTATTTACGCCTGTTTTCCGCCAAGTCGTCGAAGACAGTACCGCGCGATTTTAAGCTTGTTGTGCAGCCAGTGTCACATAGTTGGCAAGAGGGCGACGGCCTTGATCTTGAAAACTATTCCGACTTAACTAAAAACGGTACCGGCTCTAACTGGATAAATGCTGGAAACCTCGGAGACAAAGAGGTGAGCAAGGTACAATTTGTTACAACAACGGCGGCTGATTTGCAGGGCAAATACGTTACCTTATATGATTCTTATCGCAAGAAATATGCTTTTTGGTTTTACGACGGCGGCGGCTCAGCCCCGAACGTTGCCCCAGACGAAGTAAAGGTAAACATCGAAGGACTATCAACCGTTGCCGAATTCTCTAACCGATTTAAGTTAGCCGTTCTGTCTAGCAGCGCCAACATTACGGCGGCATCCGCATCGTCCCCGGTGGGAACCACGCAGACAACCAACAAGATTGGCGGAAAGGTCACCGCCACTGCCCGTGATGCCACCTTAACAGATTCAGAATTGATAGTGTCCACCACTACTAGCGGCTCTGGCGTTGGCCCATGGAGGAACGTTGGTGGCGATTATCTGGCAGGCGGCCGCTCGGGCGCCTCCAAAAAAGGATTAACCTTTACACAAAGGTTTTCTTCTGGTTTGGGAGATGTTGAAATAGACATCACAAAGCTTGTTGAGCGCTGGGCTGCTGGTACTACTAAGAAATACGGAGTAGGAGTTAGGCTTTCGGCAAGCTATGAGGCTAGCGCATCTAAGGCACAAGTGACGGCCGATTCAAATGTCATTAAAAACTATAATGGCGCCAAGAAATCTTACTATACTAAGAGGTTTTTCGCTCGTGGCTCACAATACTTCTTTAAGCGCCCATGCATTGAGGCTCGTTGGAATTCTGTACGCAAAGATGACCGTGGAGATTTCTACTTTAGCAGCTCGGTTGCCACCGGCCGAGATAATTTAAATACCTTATATTTGTACAACTATGTACGAGGGCGCTTGAGGAACATACCTTCTGTTGGCACAGGCAAGCTTTATGTCAGCCTATATTCGGGCTCAAAAGACAACACAAAGCCGTTCTCGACACCACTGCAGATGCATGTTCCCGGCTCCAAGCTTGCATCAAGCGCATCAAAAACGAGAACTGCAATTACGGGCGGCTACTACAAGCGCGGTATTTACACGGCATCTGTGTGTGTTACCAAATCTGCTGGTAAAACTATTAGCACTATTTACGACGCATGGTACAGGGGCTCAAACCGCTTCTTCACAGGAACAATTGCTCCGCACGTATTAAAACCACACCAATCAGCGCGCGAGCCAGTTTATTACCTCAATATTACTAATATGAAAAATTCTTATTTGCGCAGCCAGAATGCTAGATTTAATTTGTATATTCGAGATAAATATTGGGATCCAACCATTTACACAAAAGCAAACAGCAACCCGCTCTCAACAACAATTATGAGCGCTTCTTATCGTGTTATCCGTACCATGGACAACCTAGAAGTAATCCCCCACAATACAGGTAGCGACTTTGCAACAGGGTTATCCTATGATGTATCTGGAAATTACTTCAACTTTGACATGGCTATTCTACAGCCCGGATTTGAGTATACATTCAAATTTGCATTCTATGATCCGGAATTGGGCTCATGGCAAGAACAAACGGAAGAATTTAATTTTAGAGTGAACAAGAATGAGCATTAAAAAGCTATTTGAAGCTAGCAATAAAACTGAAAATTATGTAAGTAACACAACCCAACAAGAGGCTTTTGACGAGGTTGAGTCAGCTGCAAATGCGCAACAAATCGAAAAGAGACAGCAGCAGTATGTTCCGCAAGTAGATTATTCCAATCCAGAAAATTTTGCTAAATTTGGGTCCGCTCGCTTATATTACAAGTCGGCAATGAGTCGAATATTGGATTATTATCCATATGATGGTTCAGATGCGGAGATAAATAAGTTTTTTAATGGCTGCTTGGACATTGAGCAATATATCTTAGACAGTCGGTATCCGCGGACCAATGGTTATGGAACCATTTCTCCCGGCACATATACCACTAGCGGCCGCACCGATGGGTATGGTATCCCCACCACGCAAGAGTATATTCAATTTAAGGGCGGCCCCGGCACGGGAAGTGCAACAGATCTCTCACTTAAGAGTTTGTTGCCCAATGCATATAGCGATAAGCGCTCTGATTCAAACGTTTACGAAGAAGATCCATATAAAAGCAGCAACCTGCCGCCTACTTATGGAAAAGGCACACGTACTTCAAATCTTCGGGCTAATTTTGATAATGGAACAACAATTGAATTTTGGCTTAAAAAAGGATATCTACCGCGATCTAAGACACACAAGCAAGTAATCTTTGATTGGTGGAATAACGAAGCAGTGTCTAGCGCTAAATATGGGCGCCTGACGGTTGAAATGACGGCGTCTGGCGAGGATCGGCCGTTTTTGTTAACGGTACAATCCGGCTCCGTCACTAACAAGAATACAATTAACATAGGAAAAGCAGCACTACAAGCCTCCACGGGCTCATGGAATCACTATGCAATTCGAATGCTGAACACGGGAAGTGTTCTGGGCGCCAAACTATATGTTAACGGAATAGAGAACGACGCGCATGCGTGGAATAAATACTCTCTTTCGTCGAGCTTCAGAGCAACGACCGCTTCGTATGAGTATTCATCTGCCAATAATCTTCAAGGATGGTGGAAATTAAACACTGACGTTTCCAGTACTGGAGAATGTGCAGACTCTAGCGGAAAGGGCGTTACTGGAAAGTTTGATTCCGCCACTGCTCGCCCGGGCTACCCCTCACCAGTATCCACTCCCACATCCTATATTCAAGCAAACTCTAACACATTTGGTGGAGATGCAGTCGACGGAGTCGATGTTGGCGATCACGAATACTGGAATACGATTATTGGTAATGCACCCGGCGGAACTTCACAAATGACGATTTCGGCATGGATTTACAAGACTGGCCATGGCGGAGACAGCGACAAAGGCCGTATCGTACAATTTGGTGGTACCGGCGCAATCCAATTTTACACGTCCAATACTAATCGCTTATATTTTCGTACCCATTGGGACGGCGGCTCTAATGGAAGGTGGCATACTGCCACCTCAACTATTACATTAAATGAATGGATACATGTTGCAGTTAGTTATAGCGGTGGTGGTTCGGCGCCGGGCAGCGATCCTGTGTTATATATTAATGGAATTGCGCAATCTATCACGGAAGACACAACCCCAACAGGCGATTGGAGAGGGATTACTGCCAGTGATTGTTATATAGGAAACAAGCAGACTGCAGATGCTGCTTGGGAGGGCAACCTTGCTGATATTGCTATTTGGAATAAGATTCTCACTGCTGATGAAATCAAGGCGATATACTATGCCTCCAAATACAATAAAACCTATACGAAGATAACCCAACTCAACTCTAAGGGAGCCATGGCAAGAATTGGTGCTCTCATCACATCCCCCTCGGGCTCCGTAGCGTCAGCCGGCGCCGGCAAGTTAAGCGGTTCTATAGATGAATTTCGATATTGGAAAACCGCAAGAACGCCCAAGCAAATAGGGCAGAAATGGTTTAGTCAAGTTCGCGGCGGAGTAAATAGCGACACGTCCAACACTACCTTGGGCGTCTACTATAAATTTAACGAAGGAATTACAGGCCAAACGGCAACCGATCGAATTGTCTTGGATTATGCTGGTCGAGTAACTAATGGGGTGTGGAAAGGATATTCGAGCGATTCTAGAAATACAGGCTCGGCGATGGTGCTCAGTAACGCAGCCATAAAAGAATATAAAGATCCAATTATCCACCCTAACCACCCGAAAGTGCTCAGTTTGGGTAAAGATCTAGAGACCACGGGCTCGTCGTATGACTATGGGAATAACGCATCCTTAGTCTCGCTAGTTCCCGGATGGGTTCTCGATCAATATGGCGAAACACAAAACACAGATTTAATGTATATTTCTCATATTATGGGCGCATATTTCGACAAGTTATATCTACAAATTGCGGAACTTCCAAAGTTAAGACAATTGAGTTATCCGAGTGCTTCTGCTACTCCCATAACTTTTGCTAAACACTTGCCACAATCGCTGGGCCTATATTCTCCAGAAATATTTATTGATGCAACCGTTATGGAGAGGTTCTTAAATCGTAATAACGACAGGCTTTTTGAGAATGATTTACATAACACCAAGAATTTAATTTATATCAATCTTTACAATAACTTAACTGATATTTTTAAGAGCAAAGGTACCGAACGATCTATCAGGAATGTTTTCCGCTGCTTCAACGTCGATGATAAGCTATTACGCTTAACCATAAATTCCAACAATGAAGAGTTTGTTCTTAAGAACAACTTACAACTTAACAGGCTTCGAGACAAGTGCGCCAACTTTAATGTGAGAGAGCACGCCCGGGCCGTTATATACCAGAAGGCCCTATCTACCGAAACCGATTCTGTGGGAGCCATCCCCGGCAATTCTCTCCAGAGGCCGTATGGTTTTACTTGTGAAGCTAATGTCATTTTTCCATATTATAACAATGAACACACCATTTTTGTTCGTACTCCAAACTTTAATCAATGTTCAATTTTTGGCTCTGTCACAGTTGATCATAAAAACGCAGGTGCAGTACGCGGCGATAACCTAAACAATGTGGCAGCTGCAGCAGATTATGCCAACTTTAACGTACAGGTTGTCAGACCAAAAGCCGGCTCCCGAGACGCCTATTTTAGATTGTCGTCGTCCATACCCGGTGTTACCTTAAACCTCACAACGAGTGTGTTTCCGGAAGTATATAACAACTCTCCGTGGAACTTATCCGTGCGCGTAAAACCTCAAACCTATCCGCTTGCTACTCGACTTACTTCCGGCTCCAAGTATGACTTAGTTTTTGCTGGGATAAATCCCATAACTCAAGAGACTTTCAACACATTCTCAGTGAAACAGGCGCTCGATGCATCGGTTGGTCAAAAACTCATTGGTGCATGGAAGAGATTATTTGTGGGTGCAAAAAGAAAGAATGTTACTGGAGAAATTCAACATCGAAGTGATATGTTAGTGTCATCACTCAGATTTTGGACCCGGTATCTCGAAACGGAAGATTTAAGACAGCATGCTTTGGATTTTGAGAATGCAGGTATTTCTGGTTCTATGAGCCCAATTTCGCCCCTGAGTCGACTCGGATCCGACACTCTTAGTGGCACTCTTAATCAAGATATTCTAAATCGAAACACTCTGGCACTTGATTGGAATTTTGGCAATGTAACTTCCTCTAATGGTGCCGGCACATTTAAAGTTCAAGACTTTTCTTCCGGTTCTGTGCGAAATCGTTCCAACTATGGTTGGGCCGGCCGAATTACAGGATACAAGCATCCAGGCCGCGCCGCCGGATTTAGTGCCTTATCCGACAAAGCAGTTATTAGAAAGGATATAAATACCTATAGATTTATAGATCCCGAACAAGCAGTTTCTTCGGACATGATTCAGACATTTTCTAATGAAGATGTACTGTTTCCCAATTTAAGGCGTGAAGAAATAGTTCCCAATTATGTATATTCCATTGAGAAAAGCATCTACAATGCCATTTCTGAGGAAATGTTAGATTTCTTGGCTGGAGTAACCGACTTTCACACGCTGATCGGCGCCCCAGTTAATCGATATAGAATGCAGTATAAAGAAATGGAGAAGCTGCGCAATGCATTTTTCCAAAGAGTAACAAAGGTTACCGAAATTGAAAAATATATTTCTTATTATAAATGGTTCGACAGCGCCATTAGTGAAATAATTTCACAATTGGTGCCAGCTTCAGCAGAGTTTGTTCCCGATGTGATGAACTTGGTCGAAAGTCATGTATTAGAGAGAAACAAGTACCAATCTCGACTTAAGATTATTTATGATGAAAAGCCAGAACCAGAAGCAGTTATGGTTGGTCACGAATCTTGGATCGAATCTGCGGCAGATTTGCTATCGCCCACTCCGGATTCCCCGCGCCCCACCAATAAAAATGTAGCTTACTGGTTTGAACGAGCCAATCGAAGTGATAAAGAGATTTCTTCCGGGGACGCGATAGTAGACGCCCAGCGTAATAAATTTAGAGATGTGGTTAACTCGGCGCCACATTATTCCTCATCAAAGCGCCCACTCAAGGTGAGTCTTATAGACGGTACCACCTATGACTACAACAAGCTTAATCGCTTGAAGCCAAAAAACCACCGTATTGTGGGAGAGGCCCCCTTTAGTGTGAAGCGCCCAGAAGCAATCCACGGTGGTTCAAATTTCCAGCCATCTAAGGATATTCATTATACTTTGAATGCCTTGCGTCCAGCCGGCCCCGTAAATACTGCTGGTGGCAAGTTCGTTCCTGAAAATGTTTTAGTTGCTTTTAAGGCCGATGCTGTGGAAGTAACCAACTTTAAGCCAGCCAAGGGACTCAAGGAGACTGAGGCCAAAAAGCAAATGAAGAAGGAAAGAAGAGTCTTAAAGATCCAGCACGGCCGCGACTGGGAAGATTCTTTGGGATACTCAAACGTTAAGACCACCATGGGGTTTCCCTTTAGTATCTTTAGTTCATCTTGTGATACTGGATATAACAAGAATGTCCAGCAGCGAACCAAAATGGGAATTGAATTAACGAACCTGCACAATGACGTATATGGACAGCTAATGGAAGTTCCAATGCAAGGCCCCTATACAGATGCCGTTGTTGGAGGTCTCCAATCGCGACATGTGCCTCTCAACGATGGTGCTGATTCGCCCAAAAACAGGCCTGAAGCATGGCGCATTCTTCTCGGCACCGCGAATAACAACCACCCAAGCGGCATTCCAGGCGCTATTGGTATGGTTGGGCCCGACTACCCCCCTTCTTGGTTAAAGGTCGCCAAGGGAGAAAGAGGATACCCTTACGCCCCCTATCAAAAAGCTAACATGTATCGCGATCTTACGACAAAGAGACCCGTTAATATTCGCAATATTAACATTCTAAATTCTGCGAACAAGACAACTCTGGGGAACTATCGATATAATTATGAAGTTTTACACTCTTTTGGTGCCTCTGCAAACCCCCGCCAGTTTATAGAACAGCAGCCAGTGTTGCCTAGTGTATTGACAACAGTTAGGCACACAACAAATGTAAGAACACTGTTAGACAGCCGACGCACTTCCGAGAAGCACTTCAAGTTTATAGATGAGTATGATACCAGTTACCTAAGCAACACCACTAACGACACAATCATTACAAATAGATTTTCTGCTCCCGGCGGAATAGAGACAATGACCGTGGGATACTTAGATTTCCGAGCGTCCGAATTTTCCCCCTATAACTGTGTCACATATCGCAATTTGAATGTTCTGCGCCCTTGGCAAGCCCCGGCTTACACTATCTCAGAGAAGGTAGGCGGGACCCTATCTACTTCGCGAATATTCGATATTCATGGAAAAGATTATGGCCTGTCTCCTCATTGGGCGCGCCATACTGCTCGTTTCGGCCGCGACTCAAGAGCGTTCCCGTCGAACGCGAACAGGGTGACATACAACCTGACGCACCCTTTTGTTGGATATGAGGAGGCTAAAATTTATCGTTCCGCCCCATATTTACAAGGGTGGTGGCGTCTTAACACGAATATGTCAGCAAGCGGAGACGCGATAGACAGCAGCGGGAACGGTCGCGACGGCACTTTCGCAGCGGCCTCAGATCGCCCGGGCTTCAGTAGTATTTTGTATCCGAGCGAAATGATTCAACTTGGAAGCTGTACATTTGATGGCTCCAACGACCGCTCTGTTATAGGTTCTGCCGCAACTTGGGATGCAATTATTGGAAATGATACGGCATCCGGTTCAACACAAAAAATGACGTTTGCTGCATGGGTTTACCCCACGGGCCCCGGCGAAGGGGGCAATGGTCGAATTATTGATTTTGGCTCCGGAGACATTAGCTTTAGAATAGATTCAGACTATGCAGTTAATTTCCAAGCAAAATGGAACGGCAATAATACGGTTCGATGGAAAACTGGTATTAATGCAATTTCTTTAAACACATGGGCCCATATAATGGTTGCTTATGATGCGAATGATTCTGCTAATCTGCCCGTATTCTATGTGAATGGGGTAAAGGTGGTGTCCTCACTAGCCTCCGGTACTGCTACCGGCGCGTATTACGGCATCGTTACTCAACAAGCCTACATAGGCAACAACCACAATGACGACAGAACATGGGAAGGACAACTTGCCGATGTTGCAGTTTGGAATTCAATTTTAGAGTCGAAAGAGGCTCAAGCGCTTTATGACGCATCTAAGACAGATACTATTTTCGGTCCCGGAGCCAGCTACGATCAGCTCCCCGGGTTCCACAAAATTCATCGAAACAATAAAGAGCGCCCCAGCCTGACAGATAGTTCAGTCACCGAAATGGTGTACGATAATGCATATGTACAACACCAAATCCCTCGTGCCTCACGTCAATACATGTGGATTGACCGAGCACTCAAAGACCCAAGCGATATGCGCTATTCCGGATTTCAAAAGAATCGACACTATGATTTGATGCCGTATCGAACAGTGACACCGAACCTCATCCCCTTCTTTAATTTTGTAAGTCGCTCTCAAACCACGATCAACAAATACTATCAGCCAATCGGACGCATAAACTTGGTTATAGATGAGCCGATTTCGGCCTCCACCAACACTGTGGGATATCCCGGAAGATCCGGCAAAAACAACAATAAGTACTTTAACACTACGCTAATATCATCAGTACCCACCGCCAAAAAGCCATTTTATCTAAACAACTTGCTTACAAAACGTGGTGCTACCTACTCATGGACATGGAACAGAACCAGACAAGCAGATCATCCAATTCTAATTAATGAACAGCGAACGAACAAAATAAGCACGATGGCCGGCCCAGAGTCTCCAATAGCCACGTATGATTTGCCTCCGGTTTCCTTTAAGGGTCGCCCCTCGGTGGTCCATATGACCCACCGAAGACCATCACAGACGACTGGTGTAAGTCGCTATCCAACCACATACAAGATAACCTACACTAACCAGCGCATATTTTTCAATAGTGCAGAATTGAATAACCTAACAAAACTCTCCCCCTTAAACTCTTATTCCCCATTGGGTATGTTAGTTCAAAATTCTGTTCGTCGCAACACAACACTTAATTGGATTATGTACACTCAGAACATTTTTCCATCAATGCGCAATGAGGCGGTATCTCGATCTGCGCGCAGAAATGGGTATGATAACTTATTTTGGCGAAACAAGCTGACCGATCGGATTACAGTTGGGGATACGTTTAACAACTCATTTGGAATTAATGTCAAACAGAGCAGCTGGGTTCTGGATGCTCCAGTAAACTTTCTCACAAGATCCTCCATCATCACCAGTAATGCCAACTTCAACAAGGATGATACCAAAGCTGGCGAGCTTCAGAACACTTACTTTGCCTATATTACTGCGCCCGGAAACAATTCAACTGGCCAAAACATGTATCCGGGCGCCCTCTACGCTCGCAAGCATGATTTAGGATCACCGTATTCGGTGACTTCTCCACAAGGCCCCGAGGCACCATGTGGTTGGTATGGTGGACAATTATCAGCGATCGGAGGCAACCCGTTCAACAGTAGCCTCCAAGTAAAGACTTTGGCTGGCGAAGCCAAATGGGAAGCCGGCTCACAAGCGGGAATCATTAACGTAGTCAACAAGAGGCCCGTTTTTTCTCCGTCTGGCTCAAATCCGTGGTTCAACGATTATGATGCGTATGTTGCCGATATCAAACTTAAAGCCCGCGGTTATGCAGTGATACCGGAATTTAGAATTAGCGATAATGCGGAAGATTATCTGAAATATGGAATCGCCAACAGAACCAAATTTGACACATTTAGCATTCCCGGGACACAATATAGCAGTTCTCAGAAGAATTTCTATAAAGACTTTTCAAACACAGACTTCTTGGAAGGGTTTTTAGGAATCAAGGCTGCCACTATTTTGAACGCAAAAGAGATACGACTAAACTGCAGCGCTGCCATTAAATACAACCCATATAAGGGATTCTACCCCGCCCAGAGAACAGTCCAGTTGGTGGAACAATGGGCCAAATCTTTCCAAAAAAGCATTGCCATCAAAAACATTAATTCGAATTATTATGGAAAGAATGTTTTCAATAGTGTGGGTGGTATGCTCAAGCCTCTTACTAATCCCCTGTTCTCGCCCGGAATCCTTTACAATTCAATTAAGTCGGGATTAGCGGTCGATTACCCGGTTGTCTTAGATGGCACAAAGATATTGCGCAAACAGTATGGTTGTGGCGCCGCGGCCTCCGGGACCCTCCCATACGCATACGCCTTGGGAATAACAGGCTCCAGAGCAACTGCGGCCGATGTTGGGTTCTCTGGTGGTAGCTTCTGGGATGTAAGGCTTCCATTTGAAACGATCATTGAGCCTCAAAAGTATATGGCACAACTTTCGTTTATTGACAATGAGTCAAACACAGAATTTAGCTTTGCCAAAGCTGTAACGCCGGCCGGCCAAAAAGTAGATCCCCCCTCAGCCTCCATAGATAACATGAGTGATGGAGTCTATACGAAAATGGCCCGCAACTTTTTTGGAGCTTCTGGAGAATTTTTCTTGCGAGGTTCAACACTTACCGAACTTAAATCAAAAACAGTTACGGATGAATTGAAGTTCTCTAAAGGCGAAGTATATATGGCCAGAGTTAAACTTCGAAGGTCACACAACGGAAAGAGACTGTATACTGAAGAATATGATTCTTTTGGTACTACTGGTAATGATTCCTATTATACCCAACATGGAGCGAGAACGACTACGAACCAAGGCACAAAAGCACAGAATAGTTATCCCATTCCTCAAGACCCGCAAAGAAGTACCGTCTTCAAAGAGACCTTTACCATGTACTCTCGTCCGACTGCTTTTGGTCCATCCTGCGCCGGGCGCCCGACTGGCTCTATAGCTGCATCCAACCTGTGGAATAGGGCCGCACGAGATAGCTTTAATGGCCACAACCCAGCCTTCACGCCACCATATCAAAACGGCGAAGCGTGGGTGGATTTAGTTTTTAGACCCAGCGCCAGTATTCCTTACGATCTTGAGAGAGTGTTAGCTGAGACGAAGACTTATTATTGGAGATTTGATGCTGGCTTCCCAACACCAGCCCCTGCAGTCGCCGACTCAAAGATGCCAACGCTAATCCCAGTCTTCAGTGCGTCTCAGATCAATTTCCAGGGCGCCACACCCCTTGGGGATAAAACTATCCCTTCGGTTTACGATGGATTTAGGATCAATGTGAATTCCATGCAAGTATCGGGGTGCTTAAACATGTTCGGTGTAGAAAGAGTCCTGGAGCAAAAAACAGACAAATTTGGGAATGTCATATCTAACACAAACAAATCAGTGGGCAAAAAGTGGATTATTAAGCCCAAATGGGAAACCCCGATGCTAAACTTCACAGACAAGGGCCTCCGTGGAATTAGTGAAGCTAGCGGAACTTACACGCTTCCCATCTATGGATCTGCCTCTGTTCCTCGAGGCATGTGGCACCAATTCGGCACGATTCCCCACCAACCGGAGGTCGGAGTGTTTATGGAGATTGGAGATATCCCCCAGCAATGGCTCAAAACGCACTATAAGGTTCTTTTGGAAGATAGCGTATACAATAATTATGATAAGAGCGCAACGGCCAATGGTGTGGGGCTTCATCGCCATGTTAAATCTTTATCTACTTTATGTGGATTTGAAAGGGATAACTCTTCCGCAAGATTAGGAGAATTGAAAGAAAAAATGGTTGTAAAAGAGGCAATCGTGGCGATTCCCTATATTGGAACACACAGGACAGTCGGAGAGGCATCCGCCAGCATAGGGTCACCCTACCGATTTAAGCAAAAGAAGTTCATTTCTATTCCTAAGAAGCGCTTCCGTGCCGCAATGAAAGATAAAATTGGTACACGAGAGGGCGATTCGTTATCAGTTGCCGGCGCCTCAATTCGCAAGTTGCGACAAGCGATAGAAAATTATGTATTTCCACCTCAATTTGATTTTGTAAATAACCCCAATGTTGATCCTGTGGCTATGTATGTTTTTGAATTTAAATATGAGTTTGATAGAGACGATTTATCTTATATTTGGCAAAATCTGGCACCCAGAGACTACAGAAAATTAAGTTTCCAACATAGCTCTATTAATCATAATTTAGGAAATAACGAACTTATAAATGCAAAGGTTCTCAACAATTCAGACTTGCGTTGGATGGTATTTAAAGTCAAACAGAGAGCTAAGACTGATTATTACGATTTGGTACCAGATCAGATCGGTGGCGCCACAACTCAGATAACCAATATTGCTCCGGAGCAAAAGCGAGAATACGATATTGCCTATAACTGGCCTTATGATTATTTATCGTTCGTAGAGCTAATTAAAATGGACGTGGATATACTCCTCAAGAAACCAAAAAAAGGATAATGGGCAACAAGAATGGCAAAATTTCTTAACAAAAAAGAACAAGCTATAGATTTTCAACTAACTCCTTACGGAAAATACAAATTGTCTATAGGCGGCCTTGAGCCGGCATATTATTCCTTTTTTGATAATGGGGTCATATATGATAGCCAATATGCGGGTTTTACTGAAAAACAAAATGAAATCCACACTCGAATTAAGCAGGAAACTTCTTATTTGGAGGGTATCACGTTTTTCTATGAGATTGAAAACTCGTCCCCTCCTTCCGATTTGAATAACTCTTACGCCGGATACGAGTACCGTTGGTATTCATGGTATGGCCATGATCCTTCTGACTCGAGCTTCTACGGCTTCACAGAGGGGACGAAAGACTCTATCCTAGAATTTGCCAAGGGTGGTCTCTCTTACTCCAAAGCCTCCGACGTCGACTGGGTGTGGATGCGGGATTGGACCGATCGATTCGCGACAAAGAGTTTTGCTGAGATGATTGCGGGCTCCGATGTCTTAGCCGCCGAGGCCGCCGTATCAGCTGGGGAGGGCTCTGGCAGCCATGAGGACGATTACTTCACCCTTGTATATAAAATGCGATTTACTTCGATGTTTGATTTCGACATTAATCCGACATTGAACGTTCCCGATCCGGATGTCTTTAGTTTTGATTCATGCATTGGTGATGCCTATTTTGAAGGAGAAACAACCCAAGCGGCCCCGGCCTGGAAGGCGGTCACATGCCAAGGGGAAATAACCCATATCTCTAGCAGGGATACTCGTCAGTACTACATTGGCTCAGATACCACCTTCACAAGCAGAGAATATGAAATTCCACAGCTGGATGTAGAAATGAATTATAAGGTTGTTGCAACAACGCCAGAAAGTGCGATCTTTGCAGAAGAGGTTCGAACGGTTGTAGAATCAACAGCACAATTTGCTGACGGGAATGTGCTAAGGCTTGAGCCGGATGATTTAGTTTTATATTTAAGCGAAGTAAACACTGAACTTTTAAGTGAAAATTTTGAAATTGAAGTTTTTGAAATCGACGCAATCGGACCCTCTGATCCGGAGGAGATGGTCTCGCCCGGAGATATCTGCACAAGCGCGTGTCCCGCGGGATACAAATGCAAAGATTCAACAACACCCGGAATTAAGCGCTGCGTTAACGGCCCAATGATTTTGACACGCAAGTATTTTGAGAAGAAAACGCCCCAAATCATAGATGGAATTATGAAATATTCAAACCCAGTAGAAGATTATACTACAGAAATTGACCAACATGCTGTAGAATATTGGTTTGAGGTGCAAACTGACGATAGCATTAACCAGAAAATTGGATGTCAATGTGCTAATATATTTAATAAAGAGTCCTATTATATTGATATCGATTTTGAATGTGAGGACGAAACAGATCCTGAATATTTTGATATTTATGGTTCAGTTACAGTACCAGAGATTTGTGCAGCCGGTGATGAAGAAATCTACACCGAAGACCTGTGTGAGGATTTAGAGGAAATTGAATAATGTCAAAAATTAACTTAAGCCTTAATGGAGATAGAGCTTTTGGAAAATATCTCCCTAGCGTTTTTATTAGTAATATTGCAGTCAGAAATCGAGAAGATGATCCTGACGGCGCTACCGGCCCAGCGAGTAGTGATGATCTTATGATTGACGTTACTCTTAATATTAATCTTACAAAATCTAAAGAATTAAACGATCCTGCGGCCTATATTGAAGAATACTTAGGAGATTTATGTCTTTACGGATGGATAAACAATGTTCCAAGTATAAACGAGGCTATTACCCAAAAGGATCTTTACCTCAAGGATTTATTTGAATTATTTTCAGCTAGCGAAATGAGATGGTGGTCCGACTTTAGTTCCGACTCGCCATCGTACGAGATAATAATAGGCCGCCTAAAGCAGATATTCGCAGACAAATGGCACAACCACATATTCCTGAATGCGGATGGAAGCTGGCCCACAGCTTCCGAAGCGTACTTCGCCGGCGGAGATCCTTATGGATATCGTTATGCGAGCAAAGATGAAATTCTCGCCGGTCTTGAAGATCCTGGTTGTGTGTGGCACTATCTATTTTATGGTGAATTGGGTCCCGACGGTCCGTGGGCCAACACTGCAACATATGATGTTGAGGGCGCATATACAGAATATGGTGATCTTTTGCCTACAAAAATGCTGCATTATCCCGGTGGCACTGAAGAACTTGAATTTCGTTTTGGGGAGGCTTATGAGAATGGCTATGTGAACATGAAAAAATCTTGGTTAAGGTCCCATATAGGCTTTTACTTATCATTTTTTACTGGCGCGGAGACAAGTCACGCTGACGCCGACGATCACGTACAGCAGCTATACTATAAAATCCCTTTAAGAGATTTGTTGATAAAATCAGATTTGGATTCAGACACATCCACCCCGGATGCGAACCCATATGGCGCCGAATTTTGGATACAAAACGTTTACGATGAAGAAGGAAACGAATTGGTTCAAATCAGTGGGATTAAAATGTCGTTTGCGTACCAGCTGGACGGAACCACAACGTTCCGCTTGAATAGACATAATACTTATTTTATTGGTACCATTGGAATTGACGTAGATCTCATTGACGACGATGAGCGCCCCACACGAGCAGTGGATGAGTTTTTGCATGACTCTTCTCGCTCGTTATTTAATAATTATTTTGGTAATATTTCATATGAACACGTTTTAGAAAACAATACGGTCCCCACTCAATATATGGAATTGTGGGAGCATGCCGACAACAATGAGCCCTACGATGATGTCCCAATTCAAAATTTAAACGGAAAGTATTATGTAAAGACCCCAGTTGGTCAAACAGAGATTATAGATTCTTTTAACTCACTTTTGGGACACTACTCTGTTAGAGCAGAGGCAGATAACGACTTGAAGGAAAATCTTGAGAAATTATCAAACATACTAAATTTATATGCAACAGATGTCAATCTCTTAACCCAGATTTCCCTTTATCGCCAAACTTACGCTCCCCGCGGCCCATCTACTCCTTCGGGGTGGTTTTATAGAGATTTATTGAGCCTGTTGTCGTCCCTTACAACGCGAATAGGAGTGCAAAGAAGAGTTCTAAAGAGACTGGCCCGCGTCGGCATAGTAACAGACTACCGCGCCAAGGTTGCTGGTTGGTATACCCCTCCGCATCCGTCCGGACCCCTCGATGGTTCTGGAGCCTTAACGTGGGCAGCCTTTGACCGCATTGGAGATGATTTTATACCGAGCCTGTGGGCTGAAATGTCACGTCAGGCATTCGAACACCAAATCGACACAGGCGGCCCCGATCCCGACGGCATGTGGAGCTATGGTACGGGAGTCACCAGTGATTATATGGACTTATATAATGATATTTTCGAGAGCATGCAATCTCGTATGGACTATTGGCTGGGTCTTGGGTTTACAGAGACTCAGATCAGAGAGTGGGCCCAGACAGCCGCATATATTGCATATCATCGAGGAATTGTCGACACACCCGGTGGAGATGCGTGGCAATTGTTTAGAGGTGATGATGGCGGCGGTGATGGTGGCGCTGGAATGATGGATCTCTTTGATCCATATGTGATGAGCAATTCTTCGTCCGACTCGGGGGCCAAGTTCTGGCAAGATGTTTTTCTTCATGATTACTGGGTGACAGGTGCTCAAGGTAGCGACATCAATCTTAACATCGCCGTACGCAACGAAGGGACTTGGTGGTTTGAATGGGAAAAGGCCCTCTCAACCCAGTCGCTGATCTCTCATGTGTTTAGGTTAAACTTGCTGGGAAGGTATTTCCGAATGAGAATACCGTATAAATATTTCCCTGTCAAGAACGTCGTCATGAGAAGAGTAGAATTGGGACTAAACGCCGACGGAGGTCACAGCGGCGTAGGCGATTATACAGACACAGCCCCCGATGCAATCAGTGAATACACCCAGAATACAACAACATTTAGCACAAATATGTGGGTCCAACACGAGATAACACCCGATAGAGACGCCCCTCAAGGTGCAATTTATCCCCGAAGTGACACATGTATCATGACAAATTCCGGCTTCGATGGTGGTGCCGACAATAAGGGATATTTTATTCCAATGTGCAGCGCACGCGAGACCCGATTTGATGCCGACGGCGACGGCCACTCAACCTATTCCGACGCGTTGATTAATTACACCCGGGGAGCCACCCCGCGCTATTCTTGGTTGAGCTATGTGCCTGTTGATACGGCTGTTGATCCGAACGCCTACGTGGGTACCGGCGGATATGATGGCGCCGGTGGTGATGAATCGCTGAATATGCAAACCCTATTATTTTATGGATATGCCGCTCCGTCCATAAAGATGGCAGTGACCACCGAAGAAGATGGCGTCACCACAACCACCTATGAATATAACCTCTCAGGCCACCCCATGGATCTTGCCATAGATCGAAATCTACGTATACGTAATGGATATAGGCTTATGTGTTTTCAGTACAAGGACATGATGGACGACGATATAGCCTATTACAATACCCTATATAAAGAGGATGCCAATCGTATACGAGCCCTTGAGGCTCTCAATGGTGGTTATCCTAATACCACATATTTTATGACTGTTGAGGTCGAAGACCACACCTTAAGGTGGTATACTGAAATATTCTATCCGTGGGTGAAAGAACAATACCTGCATTTTTACGACTATTATCTTTTTGCTGAAGAATTTTGTAGTTTCAATAATATCACCAACCATTTTAATCAGTTTTTTGTGGACGCTATGGCTGAAAGATACCCTACAGGGGATTCAAAACAGTGGGTGAGAGCAGCGCTTATTGCAGTTTTATTGCGCGAACTTCTTTATCAAACTGCTGCATCAGATGCTTGGGAATCTGGAGGATACTCAGACGCGGAGCTTAGAGAAATTATTAAATCAGACGTCCTCAAAATTGTAAAAACAATTTCCCCAGAAGAAGGAAATCTTGAAAGCCTCCGAGAATTTAATTGCCGGTATCAGCTTTATTTGAGACTTTTGAAGCCATCTAGTCTTGATGGGGGGTTTGAAGAATTCTGTGATCTCGGCCATGAGGAGAGCCCCGTATTTAATCGCGCATGCGAAATGGCCGGAGTTGATCCAGCCTCAGAGACCGCGTGGGAGGATATAACTTCATGCGTGGAGGATCTTTCTTTCAGCAATCGAATCCCAATCGATCAACCTATCTATGGAAATTATTTACTAAATGCATATGAAGATGACACTGTAGGCTTTACTGATAGCGTTCATCCTGTTGCATTGTACGACGATCAAATATATCTAACTGTTGGGAATTCGTCGGGCCCCCCGCACACGAACGACAGATATAAGGTCTATATTAACAACAGTGACGGCTCTTGGTTGGCAATAGGCTTCGCGACACCTCATCCCTACGGCATCCTGGATCCGAGGTTTAGCCGTACTCCAACTGTAATTGACTGGGGCGAATTAGATTCTACCTTCCGCCATGGCGTTATTGGCTGGGAGGATCATTCCGCTGGGCCCGGCGTCGACGGATGGACTGACGAAGAGGGAATTCGGCTAATGTTTGTCCCCGAAGGTCTGACATATCCCAGTATCACGGGCGGATCCGGCGGTGAGATTGTCCGTTTGGATTCCTTCACCAGAGATGAATTATTGGGCTCCACACACGAGGGGAGTCCCGAACACAGCGGTGAACTCGCCGGCATACTCGATGGTTTGATGATCGAGATTCCAAAAAAAGCCGTCTATGGCGCCGGCGGCACCGACTTTTTCGGCGGAGAGCCAGAGCGAGACATCGACAGCGAACTGGCCGAGGGCCCATACTCAACCGGGCTCGATAATTGGCTCAGTTTCCGACCAGAAGGACCAACAGGGGCTTTCAGCGCTGCCCCCTTCACAGGCACATTTGAGTGGGATAACTATCGCAATCTGGCTATAGTGCGCTAAATCTATAAAATCGTAGATGTTTATTTTTTAAATTTATTCTAATTATAATAACAAGGAAAGAGAGCATGTCAAGAATTCAAAAACGAAGACGGGGCCCCAAAAGGTCTGATCGCCTCGACGCGGCCAGTGTAACAATAACAGAGTCGGGCCAAATTTTGACCGGCACCGGCGAACAAAAGAGCCTACAAAAAACACAGAGATTGTTAGATTTGCAGGGCCTCGGTTCCGTTTCGCAAACGACAGCCGCAACAATAGGCATAGAATTTCTGATTGCAGCCAATGTTGACCCGGTCTTAGATATGGGGGAAAACTTTTCTTTTCAAGATGAACCAAGTGCCAACAATTCTGAAGAAATTGATAACCCCAACATACAAGATCCGGATATAAACAATTCCAGCGGCCACCAAGTTGAAGCTCCGGACAAATTTCCAGATTCCGAGGATCCCTTCTATAATTTAGATGAAGATATTAGCGCCAAACAAGTTTCAGAAATTAATGCCAATATGGGCAACAGCGCCGGCCAGCCAGCAGCTTCGTCCTTGAATTCGGTCGCCGAAACTGGCGTCTCATGTATGGTATCATACCGGAGTGCCGGCGAACAAATAGGCGAGACGAAATTATCGGTGATAAACATTTCACCGCAACAAAGATTGGGAGTATAAAATGGGACGTAAGCCGTGGGACACTAGTGAATACGATGGAAGCGGCGTTGGTACCCCCGAAAGTAGCTACGCTAGGACTTATGGCGATATCGGTGGCGGTACCACTGGAGATTTTACATATGTTATGGATTCGTCCCATACTCCTTTAGCGGCATTAGGCATTAATGATTTGGCGGTTTTCGAATCGCTCAATGGCGGCCCGTGGGATGTAAAATTCATGTTATCGATGGAGGACGATCTAAAGCTAGCGAAAATGAGGCATGCCGCTACCTCCGCCACTGGCGAATACACCTTCACCGAGCATATGGATGTTGAATATTATTGGGTGGCTCCCGACGGAGAGAGTGCAGTTAAGGGTGTGGAGCCCGCTCCGCCCAATGGTCTATACAAATCATTATATTCTCTCGGCGGAACACTCGACATCATGGGCGCCTTCGAGGAAGACCACGGATCCGATGAACACAGTGCGCTCTTCGCCGCCGACGTGCCCTACGAATCAACAATAAAATGCATGACGTTGGCCATGATTGGAATTCCAAGAACAGTCCTCGGCGACAACCCGGACACTTATATATTGCCGGCCAACGTTACTTATGATGGGGTTGACTATTCAGTTTCTCAATATCACGTAGGGTTTCTAGATACGCAGGATCGATTTAGATATTCGTCCGAAAGCGCATACTATGGATTCCTTGCCCCCGACGACCGGCCGTACGGCCAAAAACTTTGGCATGCCGAACTTCCAGATGGTCTCACTGGAGGTACCGATGGTCCTCATCGCGCCATGATCAGCGCCACGGCCGACAACAACCAGGCTGGGTCATGGCCCTCATTTAGGAATTATTACACAAATGCGTGGAAATACGGTATTGACGCCATGAGCGGTATAACCACCGCGCTCGTTAGTGAGGGCGCGCATGAGGTATATGGCCGCGAGTCCCTCCACACAGCGCTTTTTTACTGCAAACATATGTTCCGCCAGCGATGGACGAGTTGTTACTATTGGAAAGATCTCTGCTCTGCCGGGGGAGATACATTCGACAACGAGGAAGATGGTGGCCCCCAAGACGAGGAAGACAACGAGGCACCGGCCACCTACACGTTCGGTACGATACCCAAGCTTAAGTCACTGGGTGGCGTTTTCACTCATGACTATTATGGACCTCTCGACGGCGAGTCTTACATTCTTAAGAGCCTGACGGCGACTGAGTATGCTGGAGAACCTTACGATCTTTTAGGTGACGTCACCGAAGATGATGGCGTAAGTGGCTGGATGGAGACCGATGCGCCGGCCGGAACGGCCTTTTTCCGAGACCAAATAGCTCAGATGCCATGGCCGCATGCGGAACATGGTTATTACGAAGTAGAAGAAGACACGGTCACCATGGAATTTCGTGATCCTGCGATAGTACTTTATGGATCTGGATATGCTTCAGGAACTGGGGGCGCCGGCTCCACTTCCGGTCTGGCTTTTACCAAAGCACTGGGGATCCGCTATGAGACAACCGAACTTTCGATAGGTCGAGCCAATGAATATTTGGATTTCTACACGGCCCTTATTGAGTCTGAGATAGTAGAAGAAACCCTCCCAAGGGAATATAAAACAAAAATGCAGGCTGCTCGCGAAATCAAGCCACAAATTCTAAGCGCCATTGTTGGGACAACCAACCAAGCCGCCTCACCACCTTCGAGCCCCACCACATCAACCTCAGCCGATAGCACACCATCGACTTCTATGGGAGAGACATATTAATGCCATCATATAAGTTTGTACGTACCGATGTAATGGTGAACCAGGATCCTCTCAGAACCGCGCTGGGCAATTATTGGTATGTTGATCTCCCGACATCCGAAGAATCTGCAGAGGTCCTACCAGCTACCATTGAAATTAATGAATTGGCCCTCGAGGAAGTAGCCTCCGCCGACGACGAAGCCGATCTGAGAGGATACGACACGGTTAATTTAAGAGTCGACCCAGCCAGTAGCGAGTTCATATACAAGCTGGAAGTTAATCCGGCGATGATGACCAAAATAAACAACAACACAGTAGTACCCAATTTTAAAATTCCAGTGCGCCTCTATGCAGATGTTGACAACACGAAAGGAGACAAGTTTTGGCAGACGTATTTTAGCGGAGGTGCATGGGGCGACGAACTATATTCCCCCCTGATTGACTCGAGCCGAGTATACTATCAGTGTGCTTTTAACCTTACTACTTATTATTCAACCAAGTATAAGAAAGCAACCGATAACGAAGAAACAGATATTTACGATATTAGAAGCAATTATTTTGACTACAACCGCTATCTCCAGGCATATCAAAATTGGGCAGACATGACACACGAAAGAAATCTTGTCAATGCATATGTGATGAGGGACTTTGTAGAACATTATGCACCGCTTATTGATCCCGCCACAGACATGTGGGAGTTGGCCGACCTTGAACGCGACAATATGTCGCCTCAAAAAGAGATATTATATCAGTATTATCTTCCCTATGAGGACTGGTACAAAACGGTGCCTTTAGAGCGAAATCAATACTACGGAGAATCCTTTCTATTGGCGCCCAAAACACAAGATACAGCGACAGCCGTAAGCACCTATCAAGAAAATATAATGTTCGATCAATGGTATTTTGATCCACATGCAGAAGATGGATATGGAGAGAGTTCAACGCTGGAAAATGATGCGATTAATCGGCGCCTCATTCTGCCTGATGTGGTTACCGAGACTAACGAAGAAAGACTTACAGATATGTATAATATTTCCATTACCTTTCCTAGACATCGATACGTCAATGAGCGCTCCGAGATAACGCCAGACGAAGGAGAAACGTGGGGGTATAGTGCATTTAATACAATCGGTGATTTTGAGATGTTCCCTGACGATGGCTATGGAGTATATGGTCCAACCCTCGCGCCTCCATGGAGGAACCAAGTCCGCGATATTATTTATCATGCAGACTTCTCAGCTAAATTTTTAGAATTGCTTAAAGATTTGGACGAGGGATTAATAGAAGATATTCCGTTCAACTCACACGATTATGCCATTGAAAAATATTCAACCGCAACAGGAATATCGGATACAAGCCAGGTGGCCTTGAAAAGTTTTGATTGGTTAAAATTTTTAACCTATGCGCACAATGCCCACGATTCAACTCTTAACGAAAATTATGTGTTTATCGGTCAGTCCCGCCCCGAACATAAGTCAACATATAGTGACAACACTCTTTATAGATTTTCTGATAACCAAAATCTATTGCAAGCGCTGGATCGAAGCGTAGATTATCTCTCGGACCTCATGCGACCGCTAACCCAACAATTGCACGAATATGATTTACGAAGTACCGGCGATCCTGATCTATCGGATGATGTAACGAGAGATATTCTGACACACCTGATCAACCCAGAATATAGAGAACAGGGAGTGGTGGCCTATAAGATAGAAAAATCCGCTGGAACTCCGACTGCTGGCGCCTCCAGCCCAGAAATACTTCAAAAATTTTGGATGTTTAATGCACCTACGGCACCGGACACGATGTCACTGATCGATTCTCAAGTCAAATATGGGAAAGATTATACATATCAGGCCTATGCATATGTATCGGTGCTATGTTATAAATATCGCTATGGTGATTTGCGCCTCACCAAACAAATTGGCACAGTGTTTGATCACGATCGAAATGATTTTATGGACGCAACACCCGTAACAGACAGGCCAGATTTTTATTGCCTTCAGTTTTACAATGCTGATACCCTAGAGCATGCCGATCAACTGTTTACTATTAGCAGCACAGGCACCAAAGATCCGGAAGGGCTAATATACACCTCTCTCTCAGAGTTTAACACATGGTCCACAGCTCAACAGGACATATCTAGATGGCCCCAATTGGCTGATTATCACTTATTTATAGAGCCTTGTATAAAAATAATAGAGGTGCCTCTTTTTTCAAAAACTTTGAAAGTACTCGATAGTCCTCCCAATTCTTTGAGTGCGATACCGTTCCAGTTTATTGACGATAGCAAACGAATTGGGTTTGATATTGCTGCAGAAAGCTTTTGTGAAAGACCGTGGCCAATCACAATCAGTAGCGAAGATAACCAGTTAAAGCTCGACTATCTTCATTCACGTTGTATGTTTGAGACAGAAAATATCACCCAGTGGTCAGAATCCCCCGCTCGGTATGTGGAGATATATAAGACTACTCAGAAGCCGACATCGTTTAATAGTTTTGACAACAAGTTAGCCAGCACAATAGACTTAAGAATACCCGACGACAATGAGTTTAATTTTGGTAATTATGTCGCTGCCGACAAGATTTCCACAAATACACCGTATTATTATCTTTTGAGGCTCCTGAACGAAAATAGAATGCCCGGACCAGTATCTCCAATTATAATAGCGGAGTTAGTAGACGACGGCGGATATGTTTATTCCTTGTTTGATGAACTAAATTCGGCTGATTTCGTCCCAGATCGACATAACGAAACCACAGAGACATTTAAAAAACTGCTACAGTTGGCCCCGACTGCTGTTCATACTTCTTTTGATTCATCAAATGTTGATTTTGAAAAAACTGCTGGTTCACAACTAGATAATCTTGTGGTAGGATTAGTTGACCACAAGGTATGGGGCCGCCGATTTAAAATTCGCCTCACATCCAAAAAGACCGGCAAGAAATTAGATCTCAATGTTAGATACAACCTGCACCGAGAAGATCGAACTTCAGTAACGGAGACCCTCTTGCCGCCAACACCCGAGGAGGAGAGTTAAAATATGGCATTTCTTAAAACAACCGATTCTATTGTAATCAATGCGATATTGACCGAAAAGGGCCGCAAGCTTCTCGCAAGGGGCAAGCTTAAGGTTTCCAAATTTTCATTAGGAGACGACGAAATAGACTACTCTCTGTTCAATGCTTTGTCGGCATCTACAAGCGACTCATATCGGCCGGCCCTGTTGAATACATACTCTTTAGAGGCATACGGGGATCGTCTTAAAAATATACAGTACGGCCTCAATTCATATGATTCCGGGGTTCTATATTTAACAGACACGGAGATCGCCGCGATGGAGCCAGATATTCATGCCCATATTGAATATTTGCCGGAATTAGTTTTAAATGAAAAATTAGGGATATCCCCCACCAAAAAAGATTATGTTTATTATGTTTCAGTTAATTCGGAGACAACTCAAAAACTTCGCACCATAAGTGGGTTCAAGTTCTTAGAAAGCAGCAATTTAGAAAATTGTAAAATTGTGATTGAAAGCGGCATAAATCAAGATATACCACCCACAGAAGGTGGCATTGATCCAATACCAACTTTACAAACTCGTCGAGATTATATTCTGAAAAAGTTTTTATTGGATAGAGATTTTTTCATTAATGCAGATAATCGAATTATTTCACAAATTGCAACCGCCAAAATCACATCTAAATTTAAAGGTCCAGCTCAGGCAATTGGATCCAGCAATCGCACAGCCCAAATCAATTTTGAAACGTTACAGGAGGTTGTGCCAATTTCTTTAGAGAATGAGTTTGCTTCCTTTGCTACGTATGTGGCCGCGGCCATTCCTAATCTACTTTATGATGAGGAGGGGGTCTCCTCTGTCACTAATCTTTCTGCCCTTAAGGGTCCGAGGGGTTCCGTTGTGGCGTTGAATGTGGTGGTGGATAATGAATTGAAAATCAACTCAAGCGGCACCCGCGACTTCCGATATAAGAAGTTTGGAGAAATCGACAAAATTGTTTTCAGTGAATTGCCATCTAGTAAGTTCGATTATATAGATACGACTATTTATATATATGGAGGCACTACAAACTCCAGACTCCAAGTGCCCTTGCGCATAATCAGGTATTCAGGAGCATAATTTAAAAAGAAATAATTGGTATGGTATACTCTTTTTGTACAAAAATTACTAATTATTTTATTGAAGAGGTAAATTAATGGCTTTATTAGACAACTCAGGTGATATTATTTTAGACGCAGTTCTTACGGAGCGCGGCCGCCGACGTATGGCTACGGGTAATTTTAGAATTGTTAAGTTTGCTCTTGGTGATGACGAGATTGATTACAAGCTATATGATAAAAACAATGCCTCGGGAAGCGCATATTACGATTTAAAAATATTGCAGACTCCGGTTATGCAGGCGACTACCCAGAATTCCTCAATTAATAATGGATTGATAACATATGCGAATTCTAATTTATTGTATATGCCCCAAATGGTGATTAACGGAAAGGTAGCCAACACGTTGTTGCCACAAAAAAAGATTTATTATTTGGCGGTAAACGACGGCTCTACTGCGAACGCTTTGATTGCCGGCTTTGGGGGAGCTACATCCGGCGGTGATAGAAAAGTTCTACAAGCCGGCCAGCAGAATGGCACGCACCTGTTGCTGGAAACCGGCCTTAACAACTCTACCATGGCAGCAACTGCAGCCAATAAAAGCACATACGTCGTTGCACAAGGTCTCCAAGAATCAAGTTTTGATGTCTATGTGGATACTCGATTTATAAATAATGTATTAGGCCCCCGATCGGGCGATCATTTCAATAATAACGGCGGCTCCGGCACTGCTCAGATTCAAATGAGGCTTAAAAACAATCTTCCTGCAATTAGAGATTCCATTTTGCGTAATCATTCGGCCGCCCGCGTGAAATCACTTAATAATAATGTCTTTAAGCGCACAATGGACAAAATTCCTGACACGGACACTTCAGCAATTGCGGGCCCCCGAGCATCGGTGACGGCCTTGAATTTTGATGTGAAAGTTTTGTCGACTGCTGACTATAAAAGACATGGCAAAACAGCCCAAACTATCGCAGGCTGTGCGGGCACCTATAGCTATATAGACACCACAGTTAAGATTGTGGGATCGACCGGAATCACCGAACAAATTGCAATTCGAATAACGCAAAAGGAATAAATGGAGTAAATTAATGCCAGTTAAAAGTTATGAAACAATAAACCCGGCCACGGACACCACCACGACAAGAACAATGCTGCACGAGGTTATACCTTGTTCGGGCACGATTTTAAGTGGAACCTATGGCACATTCCCGAATGACACAAATGTAAAGAACTATACGCACGGAATGTTTCAGTCAGTATACGACTACCCAGTTCTAAGTTCGTCGGCCAACCATCTGTTTGATGCTACTTTTGGTATGTCGTCAAAGTCTAACCTTTCATCTTCTGCCGTAGCCATGATGTCCAAGAAGAACAACATGTACAATGAGTTTGCACAGGTTCTTTTGGGATATTCTGGCTCAACTGGAGTGGTAAGGCCTTTTGAGAACGATTTAAAATTAGATCTGCAAGGACAAATGAAAGATGTGTTTATCCTCACTTTGTCTAGGCTTTTAGTGAAAGATGAAATCAAGAAGAACACCTTTAGTATCACTCTCGGCAGCGGTTCATGGGCAGATCCTTTTGGAAGTAAAGCCATGACTTTGACTGATCGAGATGCCAGAGTAAATGGTGATGGTGTAGCGAGCGGAGACGGCGGAGACTACGGAATTCTTTATCGCTCCGATTTGGGTCCGGCCCAACCCGGATACGGCGCAGTGTTCTATCAGGCGGGCGTTGTGGTCCTAAGCTCATCAATCTTTCAGATTACGGGCACAACGCGACCTACGAGGGATTTCTATAAAATTACAAGACCCAGCCCTGGCACCGCAACCACATACAATACCAAGCAAGCGATGCAGTCCGCGTCAATATCTGGTACCATTGACGGATTACGTCACAGAATTAAAAATATTAGCTTCAACAATACTACTGAAATTAACTCAACAATTTATTTCTGTAGAGCCCCTACAAATAAATTTAACTATAGTTCGAATCCAACATATTTGAAAGATAGCAAAATTAGAGTTAAAAATGTGGCTTCCGATCCTCCCATAGCCTATGTGACAACGGTAGGGTTGTACAACCAACAGAATGAACTGTTGGCTGTTGCTAAATTATCTGAGCCCCTCCGAAAGAGTATTGATAACGAATTGGTAATCAGAGTCAGATTGGATTACTAAAATGCCTTACCGTAAGTTCGGCAAAAACGATATTCGTATTAACACTCTAAAAGCTCACCCTCGGTGTGAGTTTTTTATTGAAAAAGCCCAGATATATTACAACGATCGCGGCCGCCAATTAGGACAGTTTCAGTCCGCTTCTGCTAGTCCCGGTAACGTTTACATGACCAAGACCGGAAGAGCGAATCTTTATGAATATAACATCGATCGTTTGCCCGGCTCTAGTCTAGAAACGACTTCATCATGGGGCGCCAACCCTCTAATATACCCCTACTTGTCAAAAAACAGCACAAGAGTGAGCCTTAGCGTTACAGGAGCGTATGATGGAGAAAGCTATGAAAACGAATTTGCATACGGAAACAAGATAACAAGTAGTTATCCGCAAGAAACAACCATTCGACGCACCTTTATTCAGCGCGCTTCTGGTTCCTCTAAGTCTAGAAACAATCAAACTGCCAAGAAAACTTGCACCCATAACATGCAATATTATTCGCTAAGGAACATGCTCTCTTTGTATGGGGTGCTGAGCACACATCATCTTCCCGTTTCACACTATGGAAACAAGGATACACAAAGGTTGAATCTTATTCAAATTCCTTCTATTTTTTACGGTAGCAAGATTAAGCCGGGAACTGTGTCCCTGAAGTGGTATTATACAGGATCAATAGCAGCAGAGTTGGCCGATCCAAAAGAAAACGGAGAACTTATCCAAATTGGTCCCGCCGGCTCCACCGGCTCTGGTTCTGTAGCTGGAGTTATTTTATATAATGAAGGGTTTGTACTTTTAACCGGTTCGTGGCAGCTGACAGCCGACACCATGGGTCTTACGGGTTCAGGCGGCGCCACGGCCGATTATGGCCGCTGGATTTACTGGGGCGCAGGCTGTCGCGATGGTATTCAAATGTCGACAGCGGCCGCTAGGTTTGAAAGAGCCTCCTTTGGTTTAAGCTTTGAGGGGACGACTGCCACCCAAGTAATTACTTTGTATGCTCATGCTAAGCGCGGCGCCGCCAATTATTCTAACAACCCCACGTTTTTGAAGTACAACCAAGACCAGATTCACTTTACTTCCTCTCACGCATTCGAGGAAAATCCCGCGCGCCTTATTAAGAATACACGCAGTTCCAGTTTTCCGGGCTATGAAGAAAGTTTTAAAAGACAAGTATACATTTCAAAGGTTACAGTGTATGATAAAGACAGAAATTTAATTGGCATTGCTACGTTGCCAGTGCCCATCTTAAAAGAAGAAGATAAAGATTTATCGTTTAAATTAAAAATGGATATATAGGACAATTTGTGGTTTTAGGAATAGATATTTCAACTAGTATTACTGGGTTTGCGGTGGTTGGCGATGGTCAATTATTGCATTATAGCTCCGTAGACTTAAGAAAACACAAAGGTATCTTTAATAAGGCGGGCATTATAAAGAATTTTATTGAAGATTTATTTGAAAATTATCAACTGGATCAAGATTCTGGCGGCTGGGGAGAGTCACCACATCCGATTCAGCATATTTATATTGAACAGCCCTTACACATGTTTATGAGAGGAAAATCATCAGCAAAAACGCTTTCAGCATTAATGACTTTTAATGGGATCGTGTCGTGGCTTATATATGAATTGTTTGAGATTGAGCCACAATACATTTCTGCATCCTCTGCCCGCAAGAAGGCCGGCATACGCATCCCAAGAGGAGAGAAGGCCAAGGAGGTCGTCTTAAAACACCTTGTCGATAATGAGCCGGCCTTCCATATTGAGTATACCAAATTTGGAAACCCAAAACCAGAATCGTACGATCGTGCTGATGCCATTATCGTTGCGAAAGCAGGAGAGATAGTTGAGAAGAATGTGGAACTGGATTAAAGAGCGAATCGCCCACAAGCTAACTCATTTAAGACCTCAAGTTCTTTTAGACACCCTAAAGGAACATGGCGTTGCGTTAGTTATTATAATTGTGGGATGGGAAATAATAGAAGATATCTTATTTCCGGTATTGTTTGCATTAATGGGAAAACACATTAACCCGATTTTTTATACTGGAATTCCAGTTGCGTGGCTTCTGTGCTTGCACTGGCTCGCGGTTCCCATACTTTGGTCAGCATGGGTGAAGATATCGGGTTAAAATACCAAAAAACAAAGAAATAAAACTTGACACAGCTTATTGTCTGTGTTATCTTTTATGTGAGTCTTTTCATTACAAATAGGAGAAAAAATGAAAGTAGAAGTTGGGCACAACGTTCAAGTGCATTATAAAGGAACCTTCAATGATGGAACCGAATTTGATAATTCGTGGTCCCGAGAAGCCCCGCTGAGCTTTACAGTTGGCGACCGACGTATGATCGCCGGCTTTAGCGCAGCAGTCGTGGGCATGTCACACGGAGAAAAGAAAACCATTACGGTAGCCCCCGAAGAGGCCTATGGCCCTCATCGCTCGGAGGCGACAAGGAAAGTACCTCTTCAAGAGTTTGGAGATATAGATATTGAGGTGGGTGGAATGATCCGCGGAAACGGCCCAACGGGCCCGTTTGTTGCGCGCATCACGGAAGTTGATCAAAGCGAAGAGATAGCCACTCTAGATATGAACCACCCCCTTGCCGGAAAGGAGCTTAATTTTGAAATTGAGCTAGTGACAAATTATGGAACTGAACCAAATCCAGAGTTGTCAACCCCAGAGGCCCCATCGGCCGATGAGTAGAAAGGCTCCCCACTCTAAAGCGCGCCGCCGCAGAAAGCTAGGCTCGAAGCGCCGTCGCAATAGAAGACTTCGTAAAAGACGTTAATAAAACAGCCCTCCGGGGCTGTTTTTCTTGACTACGGCATGATTTTATGTTAAACTCTTTATGAGGGCACATGAACAAAAGAGAAGCAAAGAAGATCCTTTATGAGGCATTTGGAAATTATGCGGACAAAGGTAGTGAATTACTATTTAGGTGTCCGTCATGTAATCATCACAAACGTAAATTCTCTATTAATATCGATAAGAATGTTTTTAAATGTTGGATTTGTGATTATCATGGTCGCAATATTAGGCGTGTTATTAGGCGTTTTGGTACTTATCTGCAATTACAGAAATGGGACGGAATATCGAACCGGACAGATCTTGAAAGATTTGCTGACTTATTTGTGGAACGAGGCCCTGAAAAAGACACGACAAAGATAGATCTTCCGGAAGAGTTTGTGAGCCTTAGCTCTAACAAAATCCCAGCAACAGGGTTATATGCACAAAAGTATTTATATTCGCGAGGAATAACAAAAGCCGATATTCTTAAGTGGAAGATCGGCTTTTGCTTCAGCGGAGAATATCGCAATAG